CCTACCATTCGATTCCGAAGTCGTCCACCTCGACCTCGTCGCTTCTCTTCCGCCTCATCATCATCTCGTTGAGCTGTTCGAGCGTGTAGCTCTTCACCTCTCCCGTGGTTTTCCCGTCGTTCACGAAGGACTGCTGTGTCCTTACCATGGAGAACGGAACCCATGCCATGATGAGGTCGTCATGGAAGTTCCTGCCTGCGGCTTCCTCCCTGAACGTTCCGTTGTGTTCGACAATCTGGAACGTCTCCATCTCGGTGAGCGTCTCATAGTCGCATATGCACTTGGGGTCGTTCTTGAACTGGATTCTCGAATCCGCAATCATCGCCGAGCGGTTTCCCCTGTTCGTGTTGTGTCCGGGAATCGGTCTTATTCCCTGTCTGAGGTTCTCGGCTATCATCTCCTGCTGCATGTAGATTTTCGGATACTTTGCCTTGACCGCCATCTCGAGGACTTTCGGTCCGGTATTGTTCTCCGAGCTTATCAGGGCATTGTTGTAGTAGTAGCCGACAAGCATGAGCTGTTTTCCGACTTCGTCCAAATCGTCGCTCTTGGAGTGATAGACGGCGACCTGATGTCCGGTCACGTTGTCGAAGACCTGTATCGCAGACCAGTCCGCATTGAAGCCCTTGGTCGGGTCGCAGATTGCCACATAGGGTTCTCCCACAATCGGCTTCTCGAATATCTTCCACGGACTTCCGGGACATTCCTCGAAGCGCCTCTCGGATACCTTGACCGACTGGTTGTCCGAAGACCACTCGAGCTTCGCATGGAATCTTCCGTATATCGGTTCGAGCTGACTGACCTCGTTCTTCCTCTCGGCAATCAGGTCCATGTCATAGGTCGAGAACCCGGAGGACTTGAATGCGTCCATGGGGTCGAAGGGATATTCCTGTAGCATGTCCGCCTTCGAAGGATGGTTGTTGTAGACCCTCCAGTACCAGAGAATCTGCCCATCGGTGATTCCCGGATGTTCCTTCAGTTTCTGATAGACCCATTCCTCCATCACAGGCATCTTCTTCGGCATGTTGCTCTCTTCGATATGGTATTCTCCGTGCCTGTACCAAGGGATGAAGACCGCAGCCCTCCCGGAGCGTCCGCCCATATCCCTGTCCCATATGTTCTTGTACTCGTTGAATCCGTTCGCGGTGGTCTCGATGAAGACCATCGCATTCGGGTTCGTCAGCGAGACCGTGGAGTTGATGGAAGTGAATGTCGCAGCAGGCGATTTCCAGAACGCCACTTCCGAGGCATGGAATCCCTGCAGTGTCGAAGAACGACCGGAGGCATTGTCGGAGGCAAGCACCGTAATCGAGGAGTTTCCCCCGAGAGTGGCAAGTCTCCTTCCCCTAGCCTTTGTGGAAAGCGTTGGTCTCAAATCGGCTTCGTGCTTCCTTCCGTACTGTTCCTCGTACCTGTTTATCTCGTCTTCGAGCTTGGGGTCTGAGTGGTTGAGGTATTTGTAGAAGGTCGTGTATTTCTCGTAGATGTTCTCCGCATGCTCCTTGATGTCGGCTATTACCGCATAGTTGGAGTTGACCGAGAACATGGCTTCGGTGAAGAACACGCCTGCGATGAACGTGGACATACCCATCTGACGTGCCTTGAGGATGTCGATGAACATCGGCTCTCCCGAATGGTGCAGTTCGCACATCTTCACATACACCTTCTGCTGTTCGAAATTGAGCTTCAGCGGAACGAGCCTTCCGTTCTTGTCGAAAATCCACAGGTTCTGTTCCATGAAGAGGCGCAGGTCAACGTCATATCCGCGGACATTGACCGTGAGTTCGCCTATCGTGTCGTCGAGGTTCATCTTTTCCCCTTGGCAAGCTCGGCAAGCTTCTCGTCGGTCTTGTTCACGCGGACGTTCACGTTCACCTTCTCCCTTGTCTTCTCGGATTTCTCGAGCATGTTGTAGAGCCGTTCCAAATCCGCCATGTTCGGGTCGTCCAGAAGCTTCTTCAGGACTTTCTCGGTAATCACGTCCATGAGTTCGGCTTTCTTTCCGTCCGCCGTGTCCACTTTGCCCGTGAGAAATTTTCGGAGCGAGTCCGTTACCAACCTGTCTTCCATGGCTTTTGCGGACTTCGCGTCCACCTTCGCCACTTCTCCGATGACCTTTTCCGTGATTTCGTTTTTCCCCATCGTCCAAATTCTAGCGGTTTTTCCGATGCAAAATTTCCAAAAATTAAAGGGATAAACTTTTTCTCTCTTTCTAGGGGGACTATAGGGGGTAACTTTCTTCGTCTTTTTGGATTGGGATTCTTAGTTCCTACAGAAAAGACTTCCTTTCCTTTATGGTTTCCCAAAACGTGCATTTTGAATTTCACAAGAAAAAAATGCGGGGGGATATTATCGGCGCGCTGGGTAGCCCCCATGTTTACGGACTACCCGGGGGGCGTTCCCCAGATTTCATTGAGCCACTTTATCCCCCTATTGTGGACACTATCCGCTTTAACAAGAAAAAGGCACTATTGTGGACACTTTTTAGCAATCTTAAAGGAAGATTGCTAAATGTTTGTTTTGCATTGTTAACATACTTTATAATGTTAACGTATTCCGTTCCGTTGTAACAATAATTAGCACTCAATCAACGTGAGTGCTAAAAGTAAGAACTAATAACTAATCTGATTAAGGTTTTTTATTTTTTTTGAAAAAAGCCTTTTTCCTTTGTGAACGCTGCTTCCAGTGGGGGGCTTTCCCACGACAAAAAACGGCTAGAGACAATCAATAATTGATATTTTATAATGCGCAAAAATCAAAAACTTTTAAATTTTTTTTGCACGCGAAAAAATCCGAAAAATCGCGGAAACTATCGCGATTTTTGAAAAAGTTAAAATTGATTTTTGAAAAATATTTGAAAAAAATTCTTGAAAACCGCCGGCGGTTTTATTAGAATATTACTGCAATCGAAAAACGGTACCGCCACAACGGCACCATCGAAGTAATTCGATTGTAGCATTATCACAATAGGGGCACGGGCTATTAGCCTATTAAGACTATAAAGTGCAAGGTTTCTAGAAGCTTTTCCTTTAAAAAAGTGAAATATAATCAAATTCCATCGGCTCTGAGAAAGTCGAAGAAAACCGCCTTTGATTAACTAGTCGCTAGCTTCCTTGGAAGCTGGAAAGCGTTAATCATTTAATCAACTTCTGGTTGATAGGTGGGAAATCAAGTTAGGGGAATACCCCGGCTAGAAAGAGTTTTGCTTTAAAGTAAAATCCCCTGCTAGTCGTGCCAGGGCTAATGGAAGGCTTGAGAGCGGACACAGTCCGCCGTGTGCAAATAAAGCGATACAGAAGCTTTATCTGGTAGGTACGCCTACCCATGCGAGAAAACAGAAAACCGTAACAATATCTATCAGTATTCTTAGGAATAAAAGCGAAGTGTAAAGCCCTTTAATGCTGACAGACTGACTGAACGGAAACGGGAAGTTTTGTTTTGAAAAAATAAAGGAAATATCGATTATGAAAAAGATATATCAGTTACAAGGCTGGATTGACGACTGCAAGGGCAACCGTACCTATTGCGATACAAAAATACTGGAAGTTTCGACTGACAAGGAAGCGCTGGAAGAATTGCCGACAAAAGAACAGGTCAGGCGCGAAATTAGTGCGGAATACGGCGCTAGTAATAGCGCTTATTCCCGTATCAGAATTGAAAGCGAAACCTGGGGTTATACTCTTGAAAGCTATCAAGAAGACGAAGACGGAAACATTAAAGACGACAGCTGGGACTTCCTAGACGAAGTTTCGGCAAAATTAGACAAATAAAAACGGCGTCCGCGAAACGCCGTTTTGCAAAGGTTTTCCCACAGGTAGCTAGTGCCTGTAGGGAATAAGTATATCATGAATGCTAGCAGAAAGCGAATTTTTTTATTATGAAAATCACAAAAAAGAACGTATCAGTAGACGTGGAAGTAGTCGTAATCAACGGGAAGAACGTATTCATTCTTAAAGCCGGCAGTACAATCGAACTGCCGAAGCCGTCCCTTAAAGGGGCAATCAAAACAAGAAGGCAAATCGCTAGCGATACTGAGAACGTGACCGCTATTGACCTTTCCTGCTCTTCTTTAAGCTTGCTAGCAAGTATTATCACAGGAACACAAACGAACGGAAACAAATATTTCCAAAATACTGCACTTTCCGCCTATTGTGTCATTCCAACCGCAACCGCAACCGCAAATACAGCCCCGGTAGTTACTGAAGAAAAGGAAGAAGAAGAAACACCTGCCGAACCGGCAAAGTCTGAAGAACCAGTGAAAGAAACACCAAAAGCCGAAGAAAAGCCTGCAGTAGTTCTTACAAACGCTGAAATCAAAGCCCGCAAGGACTTATCAGTAAAACTTGAAAATTTCGTACAGGATTTCGGGTACGAAATTGACCCCCGTATGAAAGATACGCTTTCATATCAATCACCGGCTGATATGGAAAACTATATCAAGAACTGCGCAAAATTGATAGGAATTGACGATAGCCTTATAAATTTTGGCTCTGAAAAATTTAAATCGCCTGAATGGGACGAAATGAAAGACAGCCTTGTTAAAATCAACCATAGGCACGAAAAAATCAACAAGAAACTATCTATCTATTTTGGTCCTGCAGGAACGGGAAAAACTACCACGGCGCTTAAAGAAAATCCTGGTGCCGTCAAAGCTATTGCAAACGCAAATGATAAACCCAGCGAATTATTCACCACATATAACCCAACAACAAACCGCTATGAGAAGACTGAACTGAGCAAAGCTATGGAACAAGGTAAAGCGTATATTCTTGACGAAGGGAACTTACTGCCCGTTCAATGTTGGCAACGTCTGCAAGGCGTCCTAGATAATTCTAATGAAATTACTGACCGGGGAATTGTGATTAAAATCAATCCAAATTTTAAAATGGTTACGACAATGAACTTAATCACAAATTGCGGAAAGCGTCCGCTTCCTAATCCTATTGTTAGCCGTGCAGCCGTGATTAGGGAATTCACTAGCAAGACGGTAGACGATACTGACTATATCTGGTAATCAAAAGGGGGAACTGAAACTATGAATATCAAGAGAGTACAGGAAATTGTGGCAACTTTGCCACTTTCCTATTATTTCGGCGAAAAGGCAAACTACAGCTTGCGCGTTGATGAAAATGAAGAAACAAGTTTTTGCAATCTATACAGCCATAAAATTGTTATTTCCATGAAAAACATCGAAAATGCTGAAAAGAGCATGAAAACCGAAGCTACTGAAAGCGTTATCCGCGGGCTTGTTTATCATGAGCTAAGCCACGCAATACTTACAAACCCTTACTTAATAAATGCTTATGAGTGTTACTGCAACATAACCGGAAACGGCAGAAACCCATCTTATGAATTCAATGTTATCGAAGACGAAAGAATAGAAACCGTTTTTTCAAAATTCTATTTAGGTGTAGACTTCTGGAAAAACAGGCTTCTTGTTCTAGGTCCTTGCACAACGCCTGCGGAAACCAAAGAGCAGTATTTATTCAACGTTGCAAGATACCACGAAACCGAAGGACACCCCGAAGCTTTGGAAGCACTGAAGCCGTTTCTTTCTTGTACATGCAATAGATATTCAAACAGCGATAAATGTTACGATACTGCAAGAAAAGGCTATGATGCCGTTTCAAAAATCTATGAAATTTTCGAAAAAGTCCAACAGGAAAGAGAAAAACAAGAACAAAGCAAAGACGGCAAAGAAAGCAAGCAAGACGAAAGCGAACAAGAACAAAGCAAGGAAAAGGAAGAAGAAAAAGAAGAAAAAGAAGAAGACAAATCTTCCATATTTACCGAACAAGAACAGGATAAATTGACAAAAGAAGCTAAAAAGGTAGTTATCCAGGAAGTGAATAAAGATTATAGGCACTTTTACGGGGAAACTTTAGACCAGAAAAAAGCCGACAACACACTTACTGCTAGTCTTCTTAAAATCATTGCAAGAAACGGCGGTTTCGGCGTAAGCGATGAACTTTCGACTGAAGGCTATACAGGCGATTTTGACCCCGAACTTAAAATGCAAGACTTCAGCGGTAATAAAAAATGGTGGTCAGACTCTGACGATTACGGAAACACTTCCAAAACCGCAAGTGAAAAAATACTGAACATTTGGCTTGACAACTCAAGTTCTTTCTACAGCAACGACAAGGCTGTAAACCAAATTCTTGCAAGTCTTGCCGAAATTGAAAAGAAGATGAAAAGTTTCAAGTTCAGGCTTGTAAGAATAACTAACACATGGGACGAAATGAAAGGCAATCAAAGAATTTCGAAAAGTAACGGGGGCAACTGGATTCCCGATAGTGTCAAGGATATTTATGCAAGGCTCAATATGACTGGCGAAGAAAAGAACATAGTTTTGTTCGACGGTCAGGCTGGGTATCCTGAACAATTCAGAAGCCTGAAATGTTTTGACAATAGAAACACAACTTTCATCATTGAAGAGAGCAACACTGAATATATCAAGAAAAATTGCAGAAATTCTATCATAATTGAAGAAAATTTTGACTATGCAGGAACGCTCTTTAAAAATATCGAAAAAGCCTTTGACCAGCTATTCTAGGCTGGTCTTGGCTTTGACAAGAAAGGAAATAAAAGAAAATGATTAAAGCACGAATCCATGTTTTAATGACTTACAAAAACGGATGCAAAACTGAAGACGGGAATTATATGGAAAACCTAATCTTCAAAGACAACAAAGAAGCCGTAAAATGGTTTTTAGAAACTTTTGGACCATATTCAGAAGAATGCGCTTCTGTGCGAGGTGGGCTATGATTTTTAAAATCGCAGTCGAAATGTACAACAAAGGTGGCGAATGGTTAGGCTCTGGAAACAGAGCCTACACGTTCACAAGAAAGTATCTTGCAAGAAGGAAAGCAAGGGAACTGAAGGAAGCCTATGAAGCAAGAATAAGGGAACGCCCTGAGCTTGCCGAACAATACGGTTTCATCGATTTCACCTACTCAGTAGATGAAAACTACTGCGGTTGCATAATTCCATCAATAAATGTTGCCGAAACCGCAAAATAAATTTACAATAAAAGAAAGGAAAATAACAAAAATGATTAAGCTTTATTTCTATTATGTCGCATATGAGCAGGTTTCTGATTATGGGGAAAGAAGATATGAAAAAGGGAAAGACAGCATAAATAAAGACTGGAATCCAACTAGTGGAAACTATAAGCTTGCTGATTTCGGATATGACGAGGAAGATTTAAAAGAAGCAATCAACAACAACGCCAAATTTAAAAATGGCGACGGCTATGAGGTTTCGTTACACAGAATCACAAATTTCTATGAAAGCGAAGAATCCTTTTTAAAAGATGAAGAGTGCCGACACAAATTTGACGAAATAATAGACACAATGCTAATTTGTAAAGACCTACCTTATTTCTATCTGAGAAGATACCTTGACGAAGACGGCGACACCATCGCTGAAGTAAAGACGGAAAGCAAGGAAGCACCGGAGGAAGACGAAGCAAGAAAAGAAGCAGGAGTCGAAAGTGACGCTTTCCGCGTGGTTGTCGTGAAGACATATGAAGGTGCTGACAAAGACGAAGAAGAACAGGTAGGGAGCGACTTCTACCCCATCGACAAGAAGAAGAAACGGGAAGAAATCATTTCCGAGCTCAGAAAAGTGGCTGACCAACTGAGCAAAACAAGGTATGATTTGGATGATTTGTCCGATGAAGCTGACGAAGTTGACGAAGAACTAGGCAAAAAACTCACGCGTGCATACTTAACAGCGGAAGAGCTTTTGAAAAGCCTAGACGACATTGACTGATAAAAGGGGGAAAACGAAAATGGGTAGAATTTCGAAAGAAGAAAAGCAGAAAAAGGCTAGAAACATACGTTCTGACAAATGGGAACAGGAAAACGCAAAAAAAATCACGCTTCGTTTTTGGAACAAAAGCGATTCTGAAGTAATCAAAAAAATCAATGCTGCAAGCAACAAAACCGATTATATCCGCCAGTTAATTCTGGCGGACATTGAAAAGGAGAGCAAGAAAAATGGTTAAGGCAACGGTCAAATTATCAGACGGAGAATGGTGGAAGACTGATTTCGAGGAAAGGTACGAGTCCCCGAACGAGAATGCGACAGAGGTTTTCCCGACAAGTTACGGATACGAGACTGAAGAGGGCGACGGCAACGAGTATCGGTTTTTCATCGAGTACGGAGTTGATGATGACGGAAATGAAACCATCGACCGGAAGTATGCAGTAGCAACCGGGGTTTTCGAAACATACGAGGACGGATGGAACGGTGCAAGAGAAACGTGGTTGGACAATTACAGCGACCATGACGAAGACGACTACAGGCAGTTCTCTGCACGTGGGAACATGCCCGGATACAACGACAGCGTCTATCACTCAAGCGAATATATCCGCGGATACAAAAACGAAGTGAAAGAGGTGGGAAAGGTGAATGGATTCACGGCTTAAAACCTTGCTGAAAGAAAAAGGATTCACCTATAAAGAACTTGGAGCAAGGACAGGAATAAACAACAAGACCATCGCTTCCTATGCGGTAAAGCATAGACCTATCGACACGATACCCATCAAGGAACTGGCAAAAATCAGTATTGTACTGCATTGTTCCATTTCAGATTTGCTGGAAGACGAAGAGACAAGAGAGCTGTTGAAGAAAGCAAAACTTAAATGAAAATACCCAAGGCAACAACTGCCTTGGGCTTTTTTTGGTTATGCAGGTTTTTTGAGATTTTCCGCCATCTCTTTTTCTCTTGGGTCAGGTGTTCTCTCAAAATACTCAAGGCGTTTTATTTTCGCCGTGAGCATTGCCATTTGGTACTGAGACAGACCAGAACAGGCTAGTGCCTTGTCAGGGTTTCCAGTGGCAACAAGAGTAGTCAGATAAATTGCTTCTTTGTCATTCAAGATGATTCTTCTGTTCATGCTTTTCCCCTTTCTTCCAAACGTCAATTACCACATCAAGAACAACGCTGTTTTTGTTTCTTTTTTTAAGATAATATCGGACTGTTGGTAATGAAATGTAATGCTTTTCGGAAAAATCCCTAATGGAATGATATTCCTTTTCCGTCCCGTCTTTTTCGATTGCAACAAGGTGTGCACCATCGTTCGGCTCATCCGCAGGCAAAATGTCGAAATAGTATTTTCCCCACTTTTCGCCTGTGTCGGAACAACAGGTGATTTTATAGTATGTGCAACCACTGAATTTACGCGCTTCGGTGATAGAACTAAAACGATAGGCAATGCCTGTTTCGGAGTCCGTAACAACGGTTTTCCTTTGATTGTTTGTTCTCATATTTCCCCCTAGAACAGCGACAGCTGACCATAGTTCTTGGCTTTTTCCGCACCGTATTTCTCAAGGTAGTTTCTAACCATCTGTACCTTGTGTTCAGTCGGCATATCATCGGGAATACCGAATCCTCCTATTTCAGGGCTCACTTCGTCTTCACCCCTGGAACAACATGTGGCGTGAATATCCGCACTGCATTGCTTTGCTTCGACCGTAATCGTCCCCTTGAATTTTCCGCGCAGTGTTCCGTCATCATAGAAATCATTGTATCTGCACTTGACAACATAGTCGCCTTCAGTGTTTCTGGAAAAATCATATTCTTCCATAACCTTGGCAAGAGCCTTTTCGTATTCATTTTCCATTTTCTTTTTTCTCTTTCCTGAGGAGCATGAGGACATGCTCGTAGTATTCCATCTTCCGCCTGTTTCCGTTCAGTTTCGCAAGTCCAAGACTGAATTCGGTTTCTTTTATCATTTCATCGATAGACATATGAATACCATCGCAAGAATGAAGAAGATGATACCGAAAACTTCAGAAGCAAAAACAGCACCAACCATCATGTTTTCACAATCGTTTCTTGAAAAAAGAAGACCATAGGCGAAAACCCGCGTAAGCGCCAACATTGCGCCTACTATTAGGCAGGCGAATTTAAGATATATCACAGTCCACCTCCACAACATAATCATCGAAAGCACCTGTTCTAATCAGCTTGTCATAAAGCTTCCTCACACGTTCATCATTCAATCCATATGGTTGTTCGACTGAAACGTCATCGACCTTGCACATGTCTCCCTTTTTATTCAATGAGACAAGTATGCTGTCATGGGCGGTTTCAGTGTCTCCATACGTGAACTGATTTGAAATCACAAGTGAATTATGAACCTTTGTGATTTTCGTTTGATAGCAGTTCTCGGTCTGCCAGTTGCCCATCTTATGGACAAAAGCAACAAGTTCGCTCAGTTTGATTTTCTCGTCTGGGCTTCCGACAATCTCAAGTACCGACCTGTAAAAATCCTTCGACTTCTTATCGCACTCGACACACCCAGTATCAAGCGTGTCAAGTACGAACTGACATTGTTCAGCTATCTGTTTCCTTGTCATCATGTACCTCACTTATTCTTTGCTTCGCCGTCTCGTAATAGTCCTTGTCAATCTCGAAACCAATGTATTTCCTACCGATGGATTTTGCGACCGCACACGTTGTGCCACTGCCCATGAAAGGGTCGAAGACGACTTCTCCCGGTTTCGAACTCATCAGCAAATGCTCTCTGACAAGCTTTTCGGGCTTGCAAGTCGGATGGCGGTATTTTCGGTTTTCGGAAACGTTGCTTGCGGATTCATACAGCTTCGAATGGAAACTTCCCGTATTGTTCTTTCCCTGCCCTTCGGTGATAAGGAGGCAGTACTCCAAATCGGTTATGTACTGCCTCTTGTTCATTCTGAGAGCGTTGGTCTTGTGCCAGACAAGAATGTCATGGCGGTATTTCTTTGTCTTCTCGATGATGTCCGAAATCTGACTGACACTGCACCAAACATAGATGTTTACCTTTTTGAGGACTCTGAGAAACTCCGAAACGATGGAATAGTCGATGGAAGTGACGATGGGCTTCAGTTTCCTGTCAGTCGCCCTATAGGAATCCTCAAAGTGGAAGGTAGTCGATTTGTTCTTGTTGAAGTCGGTTTTGTACGGTATGTCAGTGTAGATGAGGTCGACTGATTTGTCTGGCACCTGCTTTATCAGTTCATAAGCGTCTCCGAGATAAATTCCATTTTCTTCAATCTTCATAATATTCAATGTCGATATAATCGCTCTCCGGTCTCAAAGTGAAACGCAGAAAGTAGTTGTCGAATGATTTCAGATTTCCGTTGTATTCATAGGCGTCATGCACAGCATGCTTGCTACCCAGTCTGAGAGCTTCCTCGATGGAAGCCCTCTTTTCCAAATCCGTTCCTGCACTATAGCCAAACACTCCGACCATAATCCCAAGGACGAAACCTCCGACCATGGCGCTGATAGCAAGCGCTCCCCAAAATCTTTCATAAATATCGTCATAGCGACTGACGACAAATGCGCAAATGTTTGCGACTATAAAAACAACGCAGACAATGATTGTGATAATCAATTTAGTTCAAGCTCCTCCAATGTGTATTCTTTTCCTTCGCCCATGCCTGAGAACCATTCTTTGCTGAGAACGTGGGAAAACATGTCTTTATCGTTTTTGCTTCGGATTCTGATTCTTATCAGCTCCGTTGTGACTCGAAGCTTCGTGATGGAAAAGACGTCTTTTCGGAACGGACGGATTATATTCCTAAGATATGCTTTCTCTTCAGCATCCAAAGGTCCAGGCTTATAAATTTCATAATCTGTACCATCACATATGTCTTCCCCATCGAAAGCAAGTGCGTACGGGCTCGAAATCACTTCATTGGTACTCTTTTGGATTTCGTATATTATTTTCTCGTCTTTGTCCAAAATGCAATATGTGCCGAGTGGACCGACGCCAGCAAGGCAGATTTTCTTGCCTTTCCTCAGTGCTTTTATCGTTTCCTCGATTGTCATCAGTAGATATCCCTTTCAAGCAGGTCTTGCAAACCATGATAGGCGTCGAATTCATCGCTTCTGAAGGCAGTCACATTTCCCTTTGTGTCTTTGATGCTGAGGATTGCACAGTCTTCATCTTTATTGAATTTCGCAGTGATTTCGCCAGCGCTTTCCTTGATGGTTCTGAAGAAGAGCGCCAATTCAAGAGCAGTTACGTAGAAATCCTTTGTGCTGTCGTCAAGTTCATATGTCAGAGCAAGTCTGCACTTGCCTATGAATTCCTCAGTCGTCATTTTTCTCCGCATCTTTCTTTTTCTCCTCGATGTACTTTCGTCTGCCTTCTTTGTAGATTGCCATCAGATGGGCTTTGAATAGAGCTTTGAGTTCAGGAAGCGTGAAATTGTCGAGAACGTGGTTGTCTTCATCGAATACTTTTCTTGTCACTGCTTCAAACCATGTATCCTGGTTCTCATAATAGCCGAATCTCGGATATGAGGATTCCCAATGCTCGAGAAAATCGGAATAGACATAGAAATCATCATTACTTGCAAATCTGTCAGTGATTTTCTTATAGTCTTTTGTGATGACCGCTTTCCCGAATGCTTCCTCAATGTTGATGCAATCAGCACCAGTTGCTCCTTTGCAATCACTTCTTTTCTTAAGCTGTTCCTTCAGCATTTCGTTCTCCATCGTAAGTCTTTCGACCATATCGCATGTCTGCGAAATCTGTTTTACAAGCTCGTATTTGTCCATTTTTGTTTCCCTCCTATAAGAAATTGCGGAGTGCCCCTGTCGACCTGCTACACCAGTAGACTCAGAGTTTGGTCTTTTCGGCTGATTCAGGCTTTCGCCTAGGACTGAGGGGCGATTCCCTCCGCTATATGAAATCATTTCTCCTCGGTAGGTCTTCTGACCCCACAAGCCTCCATGAAATCATCATGAATGAATCCAATCACATCTTTACTGAAATGGTTGTAAAGCCATTCCTCAGCAACGCTAGCGAAATCGGCGTTTGATTCTTCCATAATAAGGCACATGATTTTCAATGTCGCTTTGGTTTCATCGCCACCGCATTGCTTTAGCAATTCCTTAATCATCATTACATACCTTATGTAGCATTCGGCAAAGTATGCGTATGTTTGCTTCAGTTCAGAATCGCTCATCTTGCCCTTCAAGAAGGCAACGTCGACAAATTCCTTTGCAGAATCAGCCATAAAGCTTTCTCTTGAAATTTCGACATATTCTTTGTCTGTCATTTTCCTGTGCTTCCGAACCCCCCGTGGCGTTCGTCCTTTCCTGTCGTATCGTCATCTGTCTTGCCGAATTTCACGAACACGCCCTGTGCCACCCGGTCATTGGTGTGTATCATGTATGTCTTCTTCCCATGGTTTGTTGCCTGAAACCAGATGGTCTCCTTGTAGTCGGAGTCGATTACTCCGACTGCATTGTCCAAGCGGATTCCTCCTTTCAGCGACAGCCCCGAACGGTTGAAAACCAGAAGCACGGTATCCTTGGGCATGTCCTCCACTTTCACACAGAGCGGAAACCTTACCGTTTTTCCTTTTCTCACAATCACATCGAACGGACTGTGGAAATCGTATCCTGCACTGCCCTCGGTCGCCCTTGAAGGCAGTTCGAAGAAATCTCCGGTGGCTCTGATGGATTTGTGGTCGAGGACATCGAACCATGCGCCGATTTCCGAAAAATCATCCCTTATGAACTTCATAAATATCCGACCTCCTTCACTTTTTCGCTGATAACCGATTTGTTCAAATCGAATCCGTTCAGATACCTGTAAAGCGTGACCTTCGACACATAAAGTGTCTTGGCAAGCTGGACTTCCGAATCGAATTCCTGCCTCGTCCCATCCCTGTAGATGACATATGTCTTGACATATCTTTTGTCTCTGTGCTTTCTTCTCGCCTTTCTCGCCATCCGCTGTGCGATGACATATCTGCCTTTGATTGGGCAACCCGTTTTCATATGCTTCCTGTAAGCATTGACAGTACAGCCGATAGCATTGAAGGCTTCCGTCAAAGATGGATACCGAGTCGCCTTGTTTGTCTCAAGGTCTTGTACACTGACTGCTATTCTCATGTTTGTCTCCTAGAATGGAATGTCGTCTTCGTCTTTGTCGGCTTTTTCCCTTGCTGCTTTTTCGCTCTCGCTTTCGAGCAGTTCTGCGTATTCGTTCTGCCTCTGGAATTTTTCCGCAAAGTTCTTTTCCATCAGTTCTATCTGAATCGCAAGAATGTAATATTCGAAGAAATTGTGTTCCTTGCTCCACCAGCTTCGCACGCTTCCCATCACGAACAGCTTGTTCCCCTGTTTGAGCTTGCTGGCGATGTTTCCCCATTTTTCGCCCCACACCTTCACTCTCAGGAGTTCGGGTTCAGGCATGTTGCCTCGGCTGGATGTTGTATTTGCGTCCACGAGCATTGTGAAGAAATACATAGGCGGTTTTTCGGGATACTTGCTTTCGATTTTCGTTGCGTCTTTGTAGACACTTCCTGTCAGCACTACATAGTTCACCTGTCCAAGTCCTCCTCTTTGATGTGATAGGCTTCGCAAATTTTCTTCAGATTTCTTCTCGAAGGAATCACCTGACCGCACTCCCACAGGTAGACCGAATGGATTGAAACTCCGATGAGTTCCGCAGCCTCCTTCAGTGTGAGATTTTCGCGATGGCGGTAAATGCCGAAATTCTCATAGTTCATGGTCTGCAAGCTCTGCAAACCGTTTTTCGATGATGTCCTTCTTGGATTTGGCTGAAACTTTTGCCATTTTTTCGAGCTCCTCCTTTTTCATCCCCCTGAGCTTTTTCTTGACGGTACTTTCGATTTTCTTTGCGTTTTTCGCAAAGTCCTCGCAGTCCTCTTTTCTTTTCAGCCCAGAGTCCAGATAGAAGTCCATCCGCCTCGTGTCCACGAGTACCTTACTTCCCTTCTTGCACCATACGGAAAGCTGGATAAGCTGTCCGTCTTCGATTTTGTAGTATCCGTCTCCGACTGCCTTCCACCCCATTTCCGTCATCACGGTTTCGAATATCGTCAAATGATTACTCCGTTTTCCTTGAGAAAGGCTTCATACTTCGCCAGACGCATTTTTTCGGACTTTGTAGGCTCGTTGATTGATTTCAGGTGTAAATACATGCCCTTAGCCTTTTCGAGCTTCCTAGAGGCTTTTTCGGCTTCTTTCGCCTTTGCCTTCATTTCCTTGAGTTCGGAAGCATTCTTCCTTGCTCTCACGCCCTTTTCGGCTTTGACCGCCGAGACGTCATCGATTGAGTACCATGAGTCTGGATTTAGGTAGTCCCTTCGGTTCTTCAGCATACAGACTTCAATTCCCAAACCTTTGGATTTGTACCGCAGGTCGAATACCTTCCACTTGACGTAGAAAACCTCTTCGATGGAGTATTTGCTTCCCTTGACGTCTTCGACTACCCTTCTGCCGGTTTTCGTATCCGTGTAGACGAAATCCGCTTCGTATTCCAACGGCTCGTGATGCCGTCCGCTTGCCCCATCGAAGGCGGAAATGAGTGGGAAAAGCTGATGTACGCTGATGTCAGATATTTCCCCTTTTTCTTTCCGGCTCAGTAGGTATCTGAAGCGGAAATACTCGGGTTCCGAATCGAAGACGATGATATCGTTTGTGTTGAGCATGTTCTCAAGACAGTAGTTTTTGACTTTTTCCGCTCCGTTCTTCGTCCCCTTGTCGCTCTCGAAAGCCTGTCCGTTGATGTACCAGACCTTCTTGGCGTGCATCCTAGGATTCATGTTGTGTCTTTTGTCCATCTTTCCCCTCCATTCTCTTCATTCTCCGCTTGATAGGCGCATATTCTTCACTGCTCAGTCCCATCTCTTCCTGTATCTTCCCGTATCCCTTCATTTCGAGGTATCTCTTCCGCATGGCTGTCTTCCATTTCTCCGGGTATTTTCCGATTGCGTCCTCGAACCTTTTCATGCTCTCGTCCTTCACACGGAGGAACTCATTGAGCATCACTCTGTGTGCCCTTGCGTTTGCCATCTCCTTGACAGCCTTCGACTTCAGCGTGCTTCTCCATCCCCGACTGACGCCTTCAAGCGCCGACCGTGTCTCGAACATTGCCGAAGTGGTCTCGCAGTAGTCGATTTCCGACTGGAGGAGAGCTATCCGCATGTCGCAAAGGTCGATGATTTCCGCATAGCCCTTCAGAAGCGTGTGCTCCTTGAGAAGACCGATTTTCGCCTGTTTCTTGTTGCTTCCAGCTTTCATGAACATCAGCCGTCTGTCAACTGGCATGGATTCTCACCCCCTCCGGTGTGAAGACGTGATAATGCTCGGCGGTAAGCGAAGTGCTGTTCAGACGTCCCCACACAACTGCTTTGCAACCTGTGAAGTCTTTTCCCGTCGGATTCGAGATATTTATTTTCCTCTCGATGTTTTCGGTTCGGAGTATCATCGAAAGTTTGTTATTCTCCATCACGATGCCGGTCAGAATGAACTGGTTCAGTTCTCCGAAACTAATCAACGAGTGACTGCTCTTCAGCGAGTTCATTGCTTATGTCCTCCATTGTGTCCGTGTACATGCGGTCGGTGGCTTTGAGCCGTTCGAGCTCGGTCGATAGATTGGTCGCCTTGTCGGAATATCCGCAGACGCTTATCTTCCGCCCGATGTTGACCTGTACTGACGTGAGCATGTGTTCCTTCGGGCTGTACCTCGCAAAGGTCTTCCGCTCCCCTGTTATCGCCACGACCGTTCCTTCGGTAAGCGTCTTTCGGCACTTGTCGGCGAGGGCTTTGCTTCCCTCGATTGGGAGATACCATGAGTCCATCTGACGGAGGAGCGACACCCCTCCGCTTGAACTCCCAACCCAAACTCGGAAACCGTAGCATGCCGTCCCGAACACCTTGGTCACGACAGGTTTGCCGTAAATCGTGCCGATTTCGAAGAGAGCGGAGAGTCCCTTCTTTGTAGTCATCAGCTTGCTGTCAGACACCTTTTATCCTTTCGGCGAACTCCTCTTCGGACATTCCGCTCGAGTATTCCTGACCTCGGATGTAATACTTCCGTTTTTCCATGTCGATTTTCAGATTGAGGTCGTCGGCGATTTCGTTGTAGTTCTGGTTGATTGTGATGAAATTGTTGAGCATGCACTTGAGGTGTCTGTTCTCATGTTCGAGGCTGTTCAGTCTTTCCTCGCTTCTTATCGCATTGAGGAGTTTTTTTGCCTGTGTCTTGGACACAGTCGCATATCTCAGGCGGTCGGCACATTCGACGTCCACTTCATATTCGTCTTCGGATTCTTCGGAAATGTAGCTGATTTTGTCGGCATTCACATGTAGTTTTTCGCCGTCCTTCGTTTTTATCGTCACGAACATTTCTTGATGTCCTCCTTTGTTTTCGTTTCTAGTGCTTTTCTCTTTTGCGCAACTTTCTCTTTTGCCTGTAGGTCTTCCCTTTGGCTCTGGATAAGGCGTCTCAGCCTCGATACGGTTTCTATCTTCGGAAGCTTGAGGTCTCCGAAGTGATGTAGGACTGTTCCCAGTTCCTTGTAGACCATCGTCTTCCTGTATTCGCACAGGTACTTGTAGGCGAGAAGGTAGTCGTCATCCCTAGTCTCTGGATATTTTTCCAATATCGCAGTGAGGGAGTCCTTTAACGTTTCTGTCATCATTTTCAATCATGATTTTTTTGAGCTCCTCTGTGGGCTTGGACAGGATAGGTGTCCTTGCGAGTCTCAGAGTGAACTCGATGCTATTCCTTTCTTTTTCGCTTCTTTCGTATACTTCCTCCGCTACGTCTTCGGTTTCCTCGCTGTAGTATTTCGACCATATCGACAGGGCTTTTGCATGGCTCGGAAATTCCATCATGATGTATGTCCCGCATTTGCACCATGCACGGAAAGCAGTCTCACCATAGGTTTCCTGTATGATTCTCGGAAACTCGTTCAGTTTCCCTTGGTCATACGCAAGATTGTGCCTGTCGATGTATTTTTCGATGTACATGAGCATGTCGATACACCTCGATTTGATGATTTCCTGTATGTAGTCGCGGAAACCGAGTTTCAGCTCATACGGGCTTCTCGGAGGATACTGCTCGTACTTGATGTAGCATTTGACGATTCTTTCGAAAGTGTCCGTGGGATAATTCTTGAACTGGTCGTACCAAATCAGAAGCACGTTCCTGTCATTGATGTTCAGCTTGAAGTCGGTGTATGCGTTTCTCAGGTCATTCATCCCTTTGAGGAATCTGTCCTTAGAAAGGTTCGTTGCTGTCATTTCCGCCGTTTCCTCCGTCATCGTCGAACCACTCGGGATATCTTTCCCTCAGTGCTTCCGAGACTCCGTCGGAAGTGTCCTTCACTCCCTCGTCGTTCCAACGCTCCTGGTGAATCCATGTCGCAGGGTTTGGAATGTACTGCCCATGGTCTTTGAACCAGTCGTTCGACTGCTTCTGCTTTTCAAGGGCATTCATCATCGTTGGAAATACCTTGGAAAGTCCCTTGATGTTCATGAATGCTTGGTGGGCATATTTCTTGCTGTTTTTCTTCGGATAAGCCTTCCAGAACTCATCGAAGAGCAATTCCCGAGGGTCACGCGCGCAAAGAGTCTCTCTTTCTTCTTTTGAAATGGGGGTTAGTGGGTTGTAGGGAGTATTACTAATAGGATTCTTAAGGGAAGAAGAAGAGAGGGGAGTAAGGGATAGTGGGGGAAAGCTTTTTTCTTTCTCATTTTGGCAATTTTCGAAGGAGGAATTTTGAGAAATTTGAGGATTTTGGTCACTTTTTTGAGAAAAGTCGGCACTTTTTGAGACTTTAGGGGTGAACTGAGAGGACACCCCTGAATTGGGAGTTCGTCCCCCCACGAACTCAGAGTTCGTCCCCCCACGAACTGAGAAGTCGCCCCCCTCAAACTTGGGTTCTGAGAGCCATTTGATGAAGATTTTTCGACTAGTACAATCCTTGGAAATTTCTCGTGCAATAAGCTCCTTTTGAGTAAGCTCCGTAAGAAGCTTTTGGACTTGCCTTTCACCGACTCCCATGGTCTTTGCCAAGTACTCGTTCGAAGCAGTGCAGAAACCGTCTTTTGAAGTGAAAGCGGATATGAATCCACATAGTACTTTTGCCGAGTCGGAGATGTCAGCTTTCAATACGTACCATGGAAGCACTGCGTAATAGCTTCCTTCATGCTTTTCCTCACTCATTCATGTAGTCCTCGAGCTTGTCTCCGATGATGAACAGGGCAAGGTCTCTCAGTTCTCTGTTGTCTGATTTCACTTCGTCTGCGCCGATGGAATCAATGAATTTCTTTGCCTCGTCGACCGACATGTATTTGTACATTTCGTCATATGCTTCGGCAGACCTGATAATGTATTTGGCTACCCTTTCGCATATCTTGACCATGTCGTACGAGTCGACCTTTCCGCTTTTCAAAAGCTTCACACACACGCTTTCGGCAGTGGCTATTGCAGTGTTCTTCTGCTCAATCGCCTTGGCTGTCTTGATTACCAGTCTTTTCTTCTCTTCCTGTGTCATTTGTTTTGCCTCCATTTCTCACGCTTATCACTTCTGCGGAGAGTTTCTTTGGTTTCATCCAGACGTCTTCCAAATCCATCACGTCATAGTAGGCTTCGGCTTTCGACTGGGCTTCGTCCTTGTCATCCGCATATACCGACTCGTAAATCACGTATTCGGCAGTCATTTTCTTCTTGACGATGAACTTTTTCATTCTTCCATGTCCTCGTCTTCGTCTGGATAGTCGTTTTCGTCTTCGACTACTTCTTCTTCGGCGTCTTCCCATCGGATTTCGATGTCATCGCCGTCCCTTTCGTACTGTTCCTGACTGTAAGGCAGTTTGTCGATAACAGCCCTGTCGTCAATCAAATCGATTGGGTTGTCGTCATGGTCGCATTCGATTTCGATTGTCACCATTTCCCTGTGGATGATGTCCACAGGGATTGTTATCACTGATTTCTTGAACATGGCTTTCAGAAAGGGAGGTCGTTCGGGTCGATTGCGTCAACCGCTTCCGCTTTCGAGGAATTTCCGTCAGTTTTCTTGTTCATAGTCATTTCGATTTGGTCGGCTGTGACCTCCCAGATTGTCCGCTTGACTCCGTTCTTGTCCTCGTACTGACGTTGGTGCATTCTTCCGAGAACCTGTACGAACATGCCTTTTCCTCCGTATTGGGCAACCCTTTCGGCATTCTTGCCCCAGAAGTTGACCGTGAAGAAGTCGGCAAATTTCTCGCCTTTGGAATATCCGTCTACTGCTACGGTATTCGTTAGGAAGCTTGTTCCGTCCTTGGTCTTCCTAAGTTCCATGTCTTTTGTGAATCTTCCTGAAATGACAATGCTATTCATCTTTCTCTTTCTCCTTTTTCAAAGTGATACGCACGCTCGGTGCTGTTTCGGATGTCTTGACGTACTGTTCGTAGATGTCTGGATGTTCCGCCTTGAGCTTCTTGGAATCAAAGGTGTTTCTTGTCCCCGCTTTCACGTAGGCGATACTGAGGGTTTCCCCTTGGAATTTGTAAATGCCGTTTTCTTCCATGGCTTTGACAAGTGCCTTCTTGATTTCGGCTTCCTTCTTCTCGTACATTTCCATCTCGGCTTTATGGACTCGGAGAAGGCTTTCAATGTCTTCCAGACGAGTGATTTGCTCGGTGATTGTCGGCTCCTGCTCAGTGAATTTCTCGCCCTTGAGGTAGCAGTCAATCACTCTCTCGATTTTCTCATTCGGTTGTCTCATGAGCGGAATCTCAGTGATTTTTCCGTTCCTGTCGAACCAGAGCATGAATACCTTCGGTATCGTCACTTCTCCGAGACTCGTTTTCTCGTACAGGTATGCGTAGATGGATGTCTGGAAGCTTGTGGTATCGACATGAGGCTCGCTTGTGGTCTTGAAGTCGGCAATGGCATACTCGCCTGTTTTCCTGTTCCGTATCAGCAGGTCAAGCGTTCCTGCCACAACGTCATCATTGACCATACTTTCGGATTCGACAACGACATACTCAGATACGGCAAGCCATTCGATGAAGCTTTCGAGTTCGGCAGTGAAACCTATGTTTCCTTTCACGAGATAGTCGTGGATTTCCCCATGTACGAGTGTTCCTCTTTCGGCGGAGCGCCTCAGTTTCTCCTGGTCTACCTTGTCGAGAGGCTCGGCAATGCCGACTGCGGTCAGAAGCTGTGTGACCGAGATGAGCTTTTTCCCGTCCTCGTCATAGGTGTGTGTTTCCTCATTGAATCTCAGCATTTTCTTCCACCTCTTTCTTTCTTCTCGCCTCGGCTGCCTTCTTGCGCTCAATCATCTTCACAAGCTCTCCGTCATTGAGCTGATTTACGTCTTTCTTGTAGTATTTCGCCACGATTTCGAGCGTACCGCCTAGTTC